CACTCTTGGGTATGGCAGGGCTGCGATCATTCGAAAAGATGAAAGGAATAGCTAAGTGAAAGACACTGCACCACTTAGAGACCGCCTGTTAGAGCGGCTGAACACCATCGTCGCAGACACCTCGGAAGACCTCAGTCCGTCCATGGTGTCAGCATGTGTGAACTTCTTAAAGACGTTCCCGCCAGAAGCAGACCTGACTGATCTGACAAGCAGCGTAAAGCTAGCTGACAGTCTCCATGCGTACTCCAAAGAAATGCCGTTCCGGTCGTGAAGATCATTAAGTTCCCCGACCGGTCGCAGCGCGTCCAGCCGGTGTGCGACGTGACGCGACAAGAGTTCGAACTGAAGCAACAAGCGGAAATCATTCGGCAACAAGCTTTAGAAATCAGAAAGAGACGTGAAGATGCTCAAAGAACTGGTGATAAACGATAAGCCCCATTGGGAAACTAACGCACCACCACATGTGTGGGCCGCATACGAGGACTTTCGGAACTTTCTGTACCTCACATGGCAACATTTAGGACTGCCAGAGCCTACCCCTGCCCAGTATGAGATCGCTTACCGGCTACAATACGGCGTGGACACCACTGAATCACCAGACGAACTCACAAGTGGACCCAGGGAAGACATCATTAGGTGCTTTCGGTCACTCGGCAAGTCGTACATCACCAGTGCGTATGCAATATGGAGACTGATGAGGAACCCTCGCGACGAGAAGATCATGGTCGTGAGTGCCACGGGTAGTAAATCCAAAGAGTTCGTGGCGCAAACCAAGGGTATCTGCCAATCGATGCCCCTCGTACAGTGGCTACTCGACGGGCCACGCGATAACGGCGCGACCAGACGCGACATGGCAGAACAGTTTGACGTTGCCAGTGCCTCATTGTCTCAATCGTATTCAGTCGTGGCGCGGGGTATCACTGGTCAGATCACTGGGTCACGGGCCACGTTGTTAATCGCTGATGACATCGAAGTGGAACGGAACTCACTGACTGAAGAAGCCCGACGTCGGATCGTTAAGATCGTGCAGTCAGATTTCGTTCCGATCACTAAGACCGAGTGGGGTAAAGGCGACATCATCTTCTTAGGGACACCACAGACCGAGGAGAGTGTGTACAATACGCTCGTCAAAGAGATGGGCTTCCGGTGCTTCACGATCCCCGTCAGGTTCCCCACAGCGGACAAACTGAAGAACTACATTCTGACAGACAATCAAACGGGCCGTGAAGTAAATATCCTAGCGCACTACTTGCGTGATCTATTCGACAACAACAAGATCAAGCACGGTGGACCCACAGACAGTCGCTTTGCAGAAGACGAACTGATGCACATCGAAGCCAAGGGCAAAGCGTCCTTCGCGCTGCAGTACATGCTCGACACGTCCCTTAGTGACGCAGAGCGATACCCACTGAGACAGTCCGATCTGATCGTAATGTCGTGCAATCCCCTTAAAGCACCACTCACGGTTCAATGGGGGAGACACAACGATAAGCACAATCTGGTCCGTGATATTCCCAACGTGGGCTTCAGTGGAGACCATATGCTGCGACCGCTGTTCGTTGATACCGAATGGGAACCCTATGAGTCCAAGGTGCTATTCGTTGATCCATCAGGACGTGGCAAAGACGAAACGGCGTGGGCCATCGTAGGTGCACTCAATGGGATACTGTACGTCCTACAGTGTTGTGGCTTTGCGTCCGACCCCGCTGAAGCAATGGCACGGATCGCGGTAGACGCTAAGAAATACAATGTGAGTACCATAGAGGTCGAGCCGAACTACGGACAAGGCATGTGGACCGTAGCGTTCCAACCGATACTGTCGAACATATGGCAAGGCGGCTGCACCGTTAAGGAGTCCGAATGGGCTAAAGGTCAGAAAGAAGGTCGTATCATCGACACGCTGGAGCCCGTAATGGCGCAACACAGGCTGGTACTAGACGAAGACCTAGCGAAACGTGAAGCACGTACAGAGGACCACACGTTCTCCCTACTGTATCAGCTAACACACATCACGCGGGACCGTGGTGCACTACGTCACGATGATCGCCTAGACGCTCTAGCAGGAGCCGTCGCGCACTACATGCGATCTATGGGTCAAGACGTGGATGAAGCAGCCAAAGGCGTACTACGACAGCGCATGGATGACGAAATCGATGACTTCATGGAGTTCATGGAAGGCGGTGCGATGGTGGGACGATCCCGTGGTCGTATGCGTAACGGTGTGCGTACTGAAGTGTGGTCTACAGACCGGTCGTAACGAACGATTAAAGTACATAAAAAGGAACTAAACGATGACATTCAAGTTGTCTAAGCGGTCTATGGGCCGTCTCGAAGGCGTACACCCAGACCTCGTTGAGGTCATCACAGAGTCAATCAAACGAGTACCGGTAGACTTTGGGATATCAGAAGGTATGCGGACAGTGGAACGGCAGAAGGAACTAGTCGCTTCTGGGGCCAGTACGACCATGAACAGCCGACACCTGACCGGTCACGCCATAGACTTCTTCGCAGTAGTCGCGGGTGAAGTCCGGTGGGATTGGCCTTTGTACCACCAGATCGCTGACGTGATCATTGAGGTCGCCAAGGAACTGGACGTCTCTATCAGTGCCGGTGCGAAATGGAAGAATTTTCCTGATGGACCCCACGTCCAGCTTGCGTGGAAAGCATACCCCAAGGGCGGTGCGTAACGAACATAAAGAGGAGCGAACCGATGTGGATAGGCGTCATTATGATCTGCGCGAATGTCACCATAGAAGACTTAACGATCACGGCAGAGGTCCAAAACTGCCACGCGATGGTCCGCAATTCGATACTGTTCGATAACGAACAAGAGTGTCGGCAAGTGGTGCCATACGAACTGGACCTACTGACCCAAACGAACAACGGTTGGGGTAAATACGATTGTCTGCCGCTAGACGTGCAGGGACCAACTGTCTAACCATACGTGGACCATGCGTGAACTAAGCGTGAACTAAGCGAATTCCAAAAGTTGCGGAAGATTCGTATGCGTATATCTCCCCCCGCGCGCACACAGAAAACCCCCATAGCCCCCCCGATCCTGGCGCAGACAAATCGATCTGGAAAGGGGGGTCGGGGCCGGTGCTTTTTGTGATCGATTGGCACACTATTGGTCACACTATTGAACACGACCGGCGCAAACACGTTGTTTTTATGGTGCTGCGCGATCCGATCCATATGTAAATCAAACACGGTCGTGATCGATTGGGCGCCCAAAGACATCGCGCCGGTGTCAAATGATGCTGAATTTCGCTTGTTTTCCAATCGCTTGCACTAATACGCGAACCACTGTTTTTTTCGTTTGACAATCGCACAGCACGCATTGCAGTCTTACGTTATCGCGAGTCGCTTGATCGAGTCGCGCTGTACAACGAAACGCATGACAATCGGAGAACAAAATGTCAGTACAATTCGCGCCCAAAGTATCACAATCGACTCTTGTGATTTCACCACGTCCCACGATCAATGGGTTTACGTCAAAAGCGTCCGCAATCCGTCACTTGCGGTCGCGTGGTCATGCTATTTGCACCATTCTTGCGAAACCGGAAAGTAATCCAAAGGTCGCAAAGAACGGCAAAATAGTTGACGTTATGACCGCGCCTATGCATCTCGCACCGTCGTGGTTGTCAGGTTTTAATGTGTGTCCGCAAGCGTCTGCCGGTTGCATTGCAGCTTGTCTACATACTGCCGGTAATCCTGCGTACATGTCACAAAAAGAAACGTCGCGTATCACTAAAACGCAAGCTTACTTTAAAGAGCGCGACGCATTCCTCGCCGTGCTAGTTTTCGAAATGATCGCGCACCGGACCAAATGGACCGCACAAGGTTATGACGTCGCGTATCGTTTGAATGCGACTAGCGATCTGCCATTTGAACGCCGCACGGTCACTATAGACGGTCACACGGTCAATATCATGTCGCTGTTTAGCGATTGTGTCTTTTATGACTACACGGCGATCACAAAACGCGCGGTCGCGTGGGCGTCCGGTAAGATGCCGCAAAATTATCATCTGACATTCAGTAAAAAAGAAGACAACGATAACGACGT